GCTGGAACACGCTGAAGAGCCATGGTGACAGCGAGTGGCTGCGGGGGAAGCCTTGATCGGCCCAACGATCTCACGCCGGCGTCACGCAGTCGGCCGACGACGATGACACCCCGCCCGAGCCAACGACATGCGTGACCGACTCGACTTGCCATAGCCGATTAGCGCTGGTGCGATGGTTGCGCACATCGAGCCGGCCCTCGGCGACCATCTCAGGCGTCAGCGGTCGGGTGATGGACATGGTGGACTTGCCGCGCTGCAGACTCTTCAATTGCGCCGCCGCCGCTTCCTGGGCGCTCTTTTGATCCGTATGGGTTTTGCGGATGATGTAGCGCGGGCCCGCCTGGCTATCGGCGTCTTCAGTCGCCTCGCTGGCATTGTCCGGGGCATCGCCGTACACCGACACCGCGCCGGCAACTATGCCCGCGACCACCGGCACCTTGCGCTGCTCGGCTTCGTTGAACCAATACGCGACCACCGACTGATAGTCGTTGCGCTCTTGGATCGTGACCCGGCCGCTGCTGTTCTCCGGGTCACTAATCACGATGGTCGGCAGGGCGGCGCCGGTGACGGTCTGCGCCAGGCCCTTGGGCACCACCACCAGGCGACCGCCAATCGGCTTCGCCACGGCGCCCAGCTCACGAGCCAGGCGCGTCAGCAGATTCATATCGGATTCGGCACGCTGGTCGATATGGTTAAAGACATGCTTAGCCAGGTCCGGCGCTACGGCCGCAATGTAACCATGTTCGGCGGCCATCTTGGCCACCAGCGCGCCCAGGGTAATCCCGTCGAACGTGGCATCACGCGGGGCCTTGATCCTGCCCAGCATCTTGGCCGCTTTGCCGTGGATCACCAGGGCCTGATCGTCTAAGGGCTCTTCCAGTTCGTCGACCTGATAGGCGCCTTTGAACACCAGGGCGCCCGGCTCGCCAATCCACACCTTCAGTTCCGCGCCCGTCGACGGTAGGCGAATCAGGTTGTCGCGGTTATCCAGCTCAATCGCCACGGTGTCGCTGTCTTCACCGGCGGAATCTTGCAAAGTCAGCTTGATAAAGCGCTTGCGCAGCATGGCGGTAATGTCGGCATCGTTGGCCGTGATTCGGTAGTCAGCTTTTTTCATGGTCGTCCTCAATCCCACAGCGACACTTGCCCAGGTGCTTGCGCCGGGGCCAGGTCTGGCAATTCAATCAACAGCCCTTCAGGCAGTACCGCGCCCCGCCGGCAAAGCCCCGGGTTGGCCTCTAACACCGCTTCGGACGTTCCCGGGCGAGCGCCGTAATACACATGACAAATGGCGTCGAGCATGTCGCCCGGACGGGTGCGGTAAGTCCTCATGCTTCATCCTCCCCGTACTCAGAAATTGACAGCGACCCCTTGCGCACCAGGGGCGTACCGTCCTTGAGGAAAAACTCATCCGCCACGGTCAGGCCGTCGATCACCCACAGCCCCAGGTCGGCCCCCGACTGCTTCAACTGGCCCTCCACCTTGGCCGTTCCCCCCGACACCAGGCGCAATGGCTCGCCCGCGTCGCCCATCATGCGCAGGCGGTCGAACAGCAACACGTCGGCGCGCGACTGCGGGTAAACGGTGATGTCGAAGGTTTTGCTAGTGCTGTCGGGGCCGTGGAACTGCTTCCCTGGCTTGGCCCCGTAACGATCCTTTTTCGCCCAGCGCCAGGCCATCGAGGTCGACAGCCCTTGATACTCGGTCGTGGCCACGCTGAAGCGAAAGTCGCCCAGCGCCATCATTACTTCAGACATACCCCTCCCCCGCGAAAGCCGCCCGGGGGCGGTTTCGCTATTTAGCTCTTTCGCTATTTCGCTTGTTAGCCTTGGCCATCACCCAGGCGGCCGCGCTGCGACCGACTGGCCTGGCGGTCGCGGGCATCCAGCTCGGCGCGCACCTTCTTCGCGACTTGCTCTTCCGACATGCCCGGGGCCGCTTGCACGACGATGCCGCCGTATTGATTGACCTGTTGCGTTGAAGGCGGCCGACCGGCCGGCGATGCCACGCCCCCCACTGGCGCCGCCAAGGGCGCCCCCGGTGCAGCTACCGCTCCCGCGCCCGGGGCCGCCGGTGGTAGCGCGGCATTCACCGCGTCGGTCGCACCGGTGATTTTCTGCGTGATAGCGACCGCGCCGTCACCCAGAAAGCCCCCGATTTTGTCCATGATGGACGTGACCGGCGCCAGAACCTTGTCCGTCAGCCATTGGGTCGACTCCGCAAACACGCTCTTGATGCGATCCCAGAGCGTGCCGAAGAACGAAAACAATGGCTCCCACGCCTGGGCCACCAGCGCCAAGGGGGAATCGGCCATCAGCGCCTTGATGAACTCCCAGGCCGCCGAGAACAGCACTTTGACGCGCTCCCATAGCCCACTGAAGAACGCCACCAGCGGCTCCCAAACCAGGAAGATCGACCAGACAAAGGCGAAGTTCATCAGCGCTTTGATGAACTCCCAGGCGGCCGAGAACACCAGTTTGACGTTGGTCCATAGGCCGCTGAAGAACGCGGTCAGCGGCGCCCATGCCTGGATCAGCAAGGCCATCGGGGAATAGGCCAACAGCGCCTTGATGAACTCCCAGGCCGCCGAGAACACGCCCTTGATCCGCTCCCACAGCCCGCCAAAGAAGCCATTCAGCGGCTCCCAATAGCGCACCACCAGGGCCACCACACCCGCCAATGCCAGCATGCCGGCAATCACCAGGCCGATAGGGTTGGCCGACATGGCCACGTTTAACGCCCATTGCGCCGCCGTCATCACCGCCGCGCCTACAGCGTAGGCACGACTGGCCGTGCCCAGCAGGAATACCCCTGTCGCGGCCGCGATCGATCGGACCCGCGTTACGAGTAACGCCGCTTGCGTGCGCAAATTGGCCGCCGTGAAGAACATCAGCGAACGCCGGGCCAGCATCAGCCCATCGGAGAGGAACGCGAAGCCAAAGCGGGCGGCAATCGACGCCACCTTCAGGCCCACCAGCCCGACCAGGGCGAAGCCAATCACCTGGGAGAGAAACGGAAAGCGCTCAGCCAGGCTACCGATCAGGCTGGCCAGCTGGCCCACGGCGCCGGCGGCAAACATCATCGCCGGGGCGAACACCGCGCCCAGGGTGACACTAGCGTTTTGAATGCGCTGGCTCATCAACTTAAACGACTCGTTCGGGCCGCTGTTCATGATTTGAGCCATGCGCTCAGTGGTCGACATGCCGGTTTTCAGCGCTTCACCCATGCCACTGATGTTCTTTTTCAGCGAGTCAATTTCGGGGTACAGCAGCTGGATCAGGGCGATAGCTTCGTCGGTGCCGAACGCCTTTTTCATCTCCTGGGTTTCCATCGCGTCCAGGGTGGCGCCGTACTTCTTGCGGAGCACTTCCAGAATCGCCGGCATCGACAACAGCTTGTCGTTGGCATCCATGAACGAGACACCCAGCTTTTCACTGGCGCCGGCGGCTGCACCGATAAACGAACGGTACTTGGTTGCCGCTTCAGAACCGGACATCGTGAGCTGAAGCTGGCCTAGAATGGCCAACTGCTCGGCAAATGGAATGTTCGCCGACGTGGCGGTCGCGCCCAAGTTGGTCAGCGCGGCCGACATCTGCTGCCCGTCCGACTTGAACACGTTGACCGTTTCCACCAGGCCCGCCGCGAAGTATTTGCCGAACTCGATGTCGCGTTCTTCCGCGCTCATCTTGTCCCAGCCCGCCACCACCGCTTTACCGAAGTCGTCGAACTGGCGGCGATACACGCCGTAGCCGGTCGACATCAGCGAGGTCATTTCGGCGGTGGTCGACTTGGTCGACTTGGCCACCAACGCGGCAATTTTGGTGAAGTCGCCGATAGCCTCGGCGCCCAGGGTGTCAATCGCCGACTTGATTTCGACCGCGCCTTCGATGAACTCCTTTTGCGTGGTGCCCGACCACATGTTCGAAAACTCTTTGGCCTTGGCAGTAATCGAATCAATCCCCGCCTGATCCAGCCCCAGGGCTAAACCGTCATTGCGCGCGGTGACCACTTCGCCATACGCATCGACCAGCTGTTTCGCGCCGGCGATGGCCACACCGACCCCGATGGCGTCAGCCGTCGCCGACATTTTCATGTCGCTGTTGCGCTGCTTGATTTCACCCAGGCGCTTTTGCTTTTCGGCGACCAAGGCCAAGGCTTTCTGTTCCTTGGCCAATTGTTCGTTGTAACGGCGCGTCTGTACCTCGATACGCCGCGTTGCCTCGGAAAGCCTGCCGGTGTTCACCCCCGTCGCCGAAAGCTGCTGACCGGTGCGCTGAAGCTCCAGGCGCTCGGACTGCTGTTGTGCCTGCAAGCGTTTGACCTGTTCGGCCGCCCGGGTAAATTCATCCGTCATTTTGCGGGTGGGGTTGGCCGTGGCATTCAGCTGCTGCCCCAGGGCCTGCGCTTTGGATTGAGCCAAGGCCAGAGCCTGGGCCGTCTGGCCGGTGCGCGCCTCGAGCGCTTTGAAGTGCTCGATGTCCTTAGAGGTATTGCCCAGGCGCGACAGCTCGGACTGGGTCACCTTGATTTTTTCGCCCATTCGCGACGTGGTATCGGTCACCTTCAGAATGGGCCCGGTGATTTTGTCCACCAGGCCCATGATCAGGTTTAGCCGCATAGAATTCGACATAGCCCACCCCAAAAAAAAAGGCCGGGCGGCCCCTCTCAGGACTGCCCGGCCCGGCCCTGCTCGTACCGAGCAAGCGCGATCTTGTGCCAACGCATCAGCTCTTCAAGCCGCATGCGCTCCGTCGTCAGCGCATCCCAGCCGGTGAAGACCAGGAAAATGTCGGCTTCCGCCTCCATTACTTCGTGCGGAACGGCGGTCAATCCGTGAAAAAAGCGACCACCTCCGTCTGCACATTCAACAGGTCTTTGGCGCCCAGCAGGTCGAACTCGTTGGCGGTGATATTGGAGATACGCGGCACAAGGACACGGTGCGCGTTCACGCCCATGCGGATCACGTCGAACATATCCAGGCCGCGCAATTCGCCGGCGCCTGGCTCGCGAAAGGTGACCTCAGTGATTTCGGTTTCGCCGCGTGTGATTGGGCGGGTCAGGGTTACAGGCTTGCTCATGGGGATTCCTCGAAAATGGGGCAAAAAAAACGCCGGCCCTTACTGGGCCAGCGCTGCGCGAATTTCTTTGTTGCGGTCCACGCCGTTGACGCGGAATTCGTTGTTGAGCTTGTCGATGTAAATCAGCTCTTTGCCGTCCACCTCAAAGTGGAACAGCTCGACCGCGATGGCGAATTTCATGGTGGCCTCTTTTTCCGGCGCCCATTCGTTGAACTCGGCGGACTTCCAGAAGCCTTGCATCCGCACAATAACCGTCTTGATGATGCCGTTCACGTCGACCGCACCGCGCAGCGTGAACACCTCTTCACGGCTGTCACGCGCGCCCAGCAGGCCGGTAATGCGTTCGGAGTAGTCAGAGATAGTTACATCACACTCCAGCTTTTCCAGGCGCCCCAGGTCGCGCTCGATGTCACCCGCGACGCCGGCCAGGGTCTGGTCCATCGTCTTGGTCACAACCTTGGGCAAGGAGGCGGTATTACAACGGCCGGCAAATGATTCGTCCTTGAAGAACGAATTCACGTCGACCAAAAC